AAATTACTAAACGAAACATTATTTAAATTTCCGTCAATGTGATAGACTATTGTTTGTGCAGAATACTTTGGTCTGAATCCGCAAACGTCACATTTACTTTTCTTTTTATATCCTGCTTGTTGCCATTTTGGCTGCAGTGGTTTTATGCCACGTTTTTTCTTTATGCATGAATAGCACTGCGTTCGGTAGTGTACTACATTGTTCTTAATATAGTTCACAGCGACTAATTTTGAGTTGCATGAGCGACATAAAGGTCTGTTCATATTGATATTTATTGCCAAACCTTCGCGAAGGTGTCTCAAACAGCCTATATTTTTCGTTTTTTAATAAATACTTGCAACCCAACTAGAGGAACAAATAACATGGCATTAATTAGTCCCGGAGTAGAAGTTTCGATTATAGACGAATCAAACTTTCTTCCAGCTGCAACTGCCTCTGTACCATATATTCTGATTGCAACAGCAGAAAATAAACTCGATTCAAGTGGTACAGCAATTGCATCTGGAACTCTCGCATCAAATGCAAACAACGTATTTCTTATTAGCAGCCAAAGAGAGCTAGTTAATACATTTGGTAGTCCAAACTTCTTTCAAACAGCATCTGGAAGCCCAGTAAATGGATTTGAATTAAATGAGTATGGTCTACTAGCCGCACATTCGGTTTTAGGAATTAGCAACCGTGCATGCATATGTACAAAGAGTCGATGTCGACCTTAATGAACTACGTGCGAGCCTAACTCGTCCTACTGGCGATGCCCCAGATAATAGTTGGTGGTTAGATACTGCCGAAACAACTGTTGGTATTTTTGAATGGAATGCATCCACTGGAGAGTTTACATCTAAGGATGCTCTATATATTATAGATGCTTCTAACTTAGATCTTGGCGTTCCTTCTGACAGCGTTGGCGTTCCCGGTGATTATGCAGTAGTTGCTATTAATATCAACAACCCTGTTTATTATAAAAACTCAAACAATTCTTGGGTATTAGTTGGTTCTGATGCATGGAAAAATTCTTGGGCCACAGTGCAAGGTAGTGAAACTAATCCAACACTAACAGCACTTGATACTGTTATTATTAATGGTATTACCATTCAGGTTCCAGCATCACCAGATGATACACTCGGGGGTTTGGTAAACAGCATAAATTCAGCTAGCATTACAGGAGTTAGTGCTGAAAATGTTAATGGTCGCCTAGAAATATATGTAGACTCGACCGCAAGTTCAGATGGCAGCACTGAAGACGGAGCAATTGAGATTTCTGGAACAGCACTTTCTGACCTTGGTGTCACTGCTGGTAGATACGTTTCCCCAGAACTACAACAATCAGGGCATACTCAGGTTCCAACTTGGAGAACAACCAATCCTCGACCAACTGGTTCAGTTTGGCATAAAACAACACCAGTCAATGAAGGAACTAATTTCTCTGTTAAACAATATGATGCAAGTACAGATACATGGAACCTTGTAAATGCACCACTATATGATAGTTTTGCCTCGGCTCTTTTCAGCCTAGATCCTTCTGGTGGCGGTAGAAATCTTCCACTTAATACTTTGTTCAGTTTCTACGATATTAATGAAAACAATACATTTACAAATAAATTATATCGTAATTTTCAAGTAGGTGAGACTTCAATTACAGGAACAGAATCCAACCCAACACTCGGAGTTACAAACGCACAATTTTCAATTAGTGCTAGTCAGCCCGGTTCTTCTACACTATCAACCCCCGTTACAGTAACGGTTAATGGTGATACAGCAACTGAGTTTGTTGCTGCATTTACATCTGCTGGTGTAGAAAATGTCCGTGCAGAAATAACTTCAAGTGGTACAGTTAGAATTTCACATACCCAAGGTGGTGTTATTAAAATTGTGGAAACAGTTGGTAACGCACTTAGTGATCTTGGTATTACATCTAATCTAGATGGTGTGGAATCAGAAATGTTAACTGGTGGAGATATAGAATGGTATCTCTCTTCATGGGAATCTTTAGATTATACTGCTAGTGGTAATGAGCCAGATCAAGCCCCTGCTGATGGACGCAAATGGTACTATTCCTCTATCAGTGATATTGATATTATGATTCATGATGGTTCTGATTGGCGTGGTTATCGCAATGTTTCTGAAGATATCAGGGGTTTTGACCTTACCTTAACAGATGCTTCAGGACCTATTGTGTCTGCTAGTGCACCAACTACACAAAGTGATGGTAGTGCTTTGCAGTATGGTGACATATGGCTAAACAGTTCTGATCTTGAAAATTATCCAGACTTATACCGTTGGGCTCCAGTTCTAGGTGTAGATCAATGGGTTAAGTTGGACACAACAGATCAAACAACTGAAAATGGTATTGAGTTCGCAGATGCTCGTTGGAGTACAGATAGTAGCGATGACCCAATTGAGGATAGCATTGCTTCTATTGTAAATCTTCTTACTAGTGATAACCTAGATTTAGATGCTCCAGACCCAAGTCTCTATCCTGCCGGGACATTACTATTTAATACTCGCCGTTCAGGGTTTAACGTTAAAGAGTATAGAGTTGATTATTTCAACTCCGCAGATTTCCCATCTTTCACTACCGAAAATCCAGATGCATGGGTAACAGTATCAGGAAATAGAGATGACGGTTCTCCATATATGGGTCGTTATGCTGTTAGGCAAATAGTCACAGCAGCAATGAAAGAAGCCATAGATACAAACACAGATATTCGCGAAGAACAGCGTAACTTTAATCTTATAGCTGCTCCCGGATACCCTGAATTAATTCCGAATATGGTTGCTCTTAACAATGAGAGAAACAACACTGCATTTGTTATAGGCGACACACCTCTACGTTTATCATCAGATAGTGATGCTGTTAGAGCATGGGCTAACGGTGAAGATGGCGAGGGTTATGGTATCGATGAAGCATTGACAGCAAATGATCCATATCTAGGTGTTTTTTATCCTGCATGTCAGACCAATGATCTTTCAGGTGCTACCGTTGTTCAGCCAGCTAGTCATATGATGCTAAGAACATTTGTCCGAAATGACAACGTTGCATTTCCATGGTTAGCACCAGCAGGCCCACGTCGTGGTACTGTTGATAATGCTGGTAGACTTGGATACGTTGATGCAAATACTGGTGAATTCGTACAATCAGGTCTTACTGAAGGTCTTAAAGACACTCTATATGAAAACAATGTTAACCCAATTACATTAATACCAGCCTCTGGTATTACAAACTTTGGTAACAAGACCACACAAGGTACACCGAGTGCCCTTGACCGTATCAATGTCGCAAGACTGGTTGCATTTATTCGTGATAGACTCAGTGATATTGGTAATCAGTTCTTATTTGAACCAAATGATACGATCACTCGTAATGAAATTAAAGGTGCAGTAGAAACACTTCTTAATGATTTACTTGCAAAACGAGGTATATTTGATTACTTGGTAGTTTGTGATAACAGCAACAACACACCAGAGCGTATTGATCGTAATGAGTTGTATATCGATATTGCTATCGAGCCCGTAAAATCTGTAGAATTTATTTACATCCCGGTTCGACTCAAGAATACAGGCGAGATATCCTCAGGAAATATTGCTTCATCAAGCACAATATAATTTGAATAACTCGTTGTTTATAAACGTAAAACAGGGCTTTTTAGCCCTGTTTTTTTGACTTAAAAGTTTGATAAATAAATGAGACAAGGAGACAGAATATATGGCCGTTTCATCATTATCTAGAATGACAGTGCCTTTGGGAAGTGATCAGAGTGCTAACAACCAAGGGCTATTGATGCCAAAACTCAAGTACCGCTTTCGTGTACTATTTGAGAATTTTGGTATTTCAACGCCAAAAACAGAATTAACTAAACAGGTTATGACATTTGACCGTCCAAGCGTAGAGTTTGATGATATTACAATTGACTTGTATAACTCAAAAATGCGTTTAGCCGGTAAACATACTTGGCAGGATGTCACAGTTGAAATGCGTGACGATGCCTCAGGCACCATCGCAAGACTCATTGGCGAGCAATTACAAAGACAAATGGATTTTATGGAGCAATCTTCTGCCGCTTCAGGTATTGATTACAAGTTCCTTACACGCTGTGAAATGCTTGATGGTGGCAATGGTGCTAATGAGCCACAAATTCTTGAGACATGGGAACTTTATGGTTGTTACATAACCAGTGCCAACTATAATAATCCTTGATTATGCTACAAGTGATGTTCAAACTGTATCAATGACGCTTCGTTTTGATAATGCACTACAGACACCACTCGGTGATGGCGTCGGTACAAGTGTTGGACGCACATTGGGTGAAGTTGTAACTGGCTAATCGTGTCATTTTTTCGTGACTTTTTTAGTGGGTTTGCTGCCCGAGATAATCTAAGAGACGCACAGCATGCTCATAAGACGTTCACTTCGAACAATTATGAGCTTGCTCCGCGTAATAAATTTTTATTTCATGTTTATTTTACTCTTAACACAGAGATTCCGGGTCTACGTTCCGTATTTGGTCAAGACGAACAATCGCAACAATAGGACTATTAGTCAAAACAACCGACTTACCCAGTTATTCAATTGACAGCGACGTTTATAACCAATATAACCGCAAACGTTTAGTTCAAAAAAAGATTGAATATAATCCAATCGAAATGACGTTTCATGATGACGCATCGGATTTAACACGTCGTTTGTGGTACAACTATTTCAGTTATTATTACAGAGACCCTAGTCAAGGCTACGGGAGTGCTGGTTCTATTTCTGAAGACCCGGGATTTGCATACTCTGAAAGAGATATATATGCCCCTGAAAGAAAAGCCAATGACTGGGGTTACTATGGGGAAGGATTTGGACCCGGGGGAGAACTAGTCTCAAAGCCTGCCTTTTTTCGAGATATAACCATATATGGCTTCAATCAACACCGATGGGCAAGTTATGTATTAATTAACCCACTAATTAACGAATGGAATCATGACCGTTACGACTATAGTGCGGGCGATGGTATAATGGAAAACCGTCTTCAAGTATCTTATGAGTCTGTGAAATATTATTCAGGGCTTATTGGTGAAGACGGAAACTCCACAACCGTTCCCGGATTTGGTAACCCCACACACTATGATAAGGTTTTAAGCCCAAATGCTAGAGCAGGTGGTAACCAAACAATATTTGGTCAGGGTGGACTTGTGGACGCTGGTCTTGGTGTCGTAGATGATCTTGCTAATGGCGATATTTTGGGTGCCATACAAAAAGCAGGGCGAGCAAGAGAAACATTTAGTGATGCTGATATAGGTGAACTTGCAAAAGATGAAGCAACATCTGCCGCAATATCTGTTGCCACAGGTGTTGCCGCTGGCGTTGTTGGTTCGGTAAATGACAGCATACAAGAAGCTGTTTCATCAGATCGCACAAACCAAAATAGTTCAGAAAGTTTTAATACCCCCGTTCCAGAAACAACAGTACCGACACAACAATCGGATGGTTCGTTTGCAACAAAATCTAACGGTGCTGGTAGGGTTGAATCGTTTGGTGCAAGACCAGCCGAAGATGTAGTACCGCTTTCTGCGATCGCATTTCCGGCTGATATTAATAATGAAGTTCCTGAAGGAGAACCACTACCGCCCTTAACTGGCACAGAAGAGCAATAAGGGTATAATATAATGACTTCAGTAAATGAACCTAACCGACGTATTGATACTGGAAGCAAAGTACAGCGTCAATTTAAAGAGTTTCCAGTTAACGTAGAATCAAATCAGTATGACAGAGTTTATAGTTTTTTTAAGAAACGTTTTGGCTCTGATGTTCCAGCAGAATCATTTACGGATCAATTATTTCGTGTTGCTGAAGTTAATCAGTTATCAATAGATTCGTTATTAAATGAATTTAAAAAAAGTTCAGACACACAGATTTCAGCATTACTTGCATATTATCTGAATACTATAAGAAATAAATCAACATATTTGGGTGTATCTTCTCGACTAGT